TGCGCGTTTCCTCGAGCGCGTCGCCAAGCGTTTCCGTGAGGTTCGGCCCCGGCTGTTTTTGCAGCCCGGCAAGCCCGGCAAGCGCCGCAGCTTTGGCCACGCGGACGTTTTCCAGTTCCGCGGTTCGGTCGGAAATCTCGGTTTCCAGCCTCTTTTCGCGCCGCTCGAATTCGATAAGCGATTTCTCGAGCGCGGTAAAAAGCTGTTCCGTCGCCGGGGGTTTCGGTTCGGCCGCGCGCATGGCTTCGGACAGCGACGGGCGTTGCGGCTCAACTGGTCGTTTAGATAAAAGTTTCATCGTTTCAGTTCCTTGTTAGATTGCTTCGTCGCCGTTTTCGGCCTGGTCGACCCACTGCAGCACGGCTAGGATTTTCTTGCGGTGCGCAACGATCTTTTCGACGGATATATGCCCCGGGAACCCGGGCATCGGTGCGGGCGGCAGCCCTAGGCCTTCCGCCGATGTGGTGATATTCAAAATTTCGGCTTCGGCGGCCTTGATTTTTGACGGGTGCAGGCCGCCGGCGTTGTCCGCGTAGGCTCTTACGGTTTTCATCGTTTCAGTTCCTTCTTTGCTGTTTCGATCGGAATTTCCGCGACCAGCATTGCCAGCATGGCCGCGCGCGTGTTTTCGATGTCCGCGGCCCGCCTCAAATGCGCCGGGCGCGGGTTGGCGGTGAGCTCGAGCCAATACGCTTCGTATTGCGCCACAAGTTCCCAATGCGTGGCCGCTTTGAGCGCGGCGGCCGTTCGCAGATCGGTCAAGATGTCAGTCAATTTCAAGCTCGACGCGACAGCGAACAATCCGCCACCCATACTTGCGCTTCACTGATCGCCACGGGATCGCCCAATATCTAGTCTCTGCCACGCCCACTAGCTCGCTGCGCGTGCGCGCCGTTTCAACAATGAAATTTCGCCAATCAACCAGCGCCCACATTTTGGTCATGGCGATCACCCGGCCCGATATTCGGGGCTTTGCGCGAACGCGTGCAGCGCCTCGGCCGCGTCGAACAGCGTTTCGAAAACCCCAACGCGTGTTCCCCGGCTCGCGGCCTTGAATTCCCCGCCCGCCGTTTCAACCGCGCCGATGCTGTCAAGATCAGCCTTGGAATATGCGAGCATGCCGGACCCGGCGACAATAAACGTCACTTCCCCAACCCAAATTTCAATCAGGTCAAACCCCGCATCACCATTCTTGCGGATTTCGACGGGCTCTTTTCTGTCCGCCGCATTCCGCATCCGGGCCACGGTTCGCGCGGCTTGAAAACTCCCAAATTTCGAATTTCCGACGCTGTAAGTTACCATTTTGCCAACTCCTGGTTTGTTTCAGGTTCTAGGCATACGCGCATTTGACGGTGCCGTCAAGTGCCTATAGCGCGTCCAGAAACGACCGTTTGCGGGGCGCAAAGTCGATCATTACCGCGTCCGCATGGTTCGGGCTCTTGGCGCCGTCCGGGGTCTTGATAACCTGAATTTTACCCGCGGTGGTTTGCTCGAATGTGGGCTGTGACAACTCTTGAATGACTTTGCCCAGGTCCGGCATTGATCCGTCCAGGCAAATCAGATCGTCCGGCTGGTACCCGTTCAAATTGCCCGCCTCGGCAGCACGAAACGCACGCTGAAATCGCACGCGCAGTTCCCAATATCCTTGAGCCTTGGCATTCGCGAAATAGTCGCCGTTTTTCCGGGCGTTCTTGTCGCGTTGCCGATCGGGGTTGGCCGTAGGGATCGGATCATCCGGCTTGAAAACCGCGCCGGATCCGCGAAACGCCGAAACCTTGATCTGCCGGACCTTGGCGTCCGCACGCGCCTGGTTGATCACGCGGGCGTCGCCCCTCACGCCGGCGCCCAGGCCGTCCGCATCGTACGTGAATTCTTCCAGGTTCTCGTTATCGCAGATTTCGAAAGCGCGCTGGACCGTGCCAAAAATATCGTCCCCCTTGCCCGTCCACGCGCGCACGCTTTCAACCCGGACGCCGGCGGACGCGCAAAACGCGTTCAAGTCCACGCCTTCGTCGGCCACGTCGAGCGCCCCCCGCCGTTTGCCGCGAAATTTAATCCCCAGCTTTTTGTCCAGATCAACCGCGGCCTGTATCCATGGCGCCGGGATCAGAACCCCGTGAACGCTTGCGGTGTATGACAAATCAACCTCTTGCGCCAGCGTCACGGGGTCGAGCTCGTCGCACTGTTTGGCGTACCACTTTTCGTCTTTGCGGGGGTCGTCGCGCCAATGGAACGTAAAAACCGGGATCTTGCCCGAATGCCGGCGGGTCGCAAAACTGTTCGCCATGCCGTTGGGCGTGGATATGTCTTGCCGGCAGTTGGTAGTTTGGGAAAGCGACGCGTCGACTTTTTGGGGCCTTTCCAAGAACGCCGCTTCGTCAACGAAATAGATGGACTGGCGATCGCCGCGGCCGATGCCGTCGCCGGCTTCCCCCTGGATGATCGACCCGGTGGCGGGGAACCGTATTAGCATTTCGACGCTGTCGCGCCGTTCGTCCCACCCCTGCCGAAACTCCGGGGGCAGTCGCTTGATAAACTCGCGCGCTTTCCAGAACAACGATTTGGGGCTGCCCAGCTTGTCGACGTATTCCGCCTTGCGCGAGCCGAAGCCGACGCCCACGCCATCCCGAAACAGGCAAAGTGTTGAGGCGGTCGACACGGATAGCCACGACAAGCCGCAGTCCCGGGATTTTTCGGTAACGCCAGGCTCGCGCGATTGCCAGCGCTCGATTATCCATTCAATCCATTCGCGTTGTTTTGGGAACAGCACAAACGGGATGGTGGTTGGCAGCCCTACGTCGGCGTTGCGCGGGTCGAATGTCACGCCCCAATCGTTGATGAATTCCGCGATGTGGTCGCGATAGTAGGCCCGGACGCCCGGCAGCAACTCCGGGTTTGCCCGCAACCGCTCGAGCCGTTCCAGGCGCTTCTGAAAAACGGCCACGTAATCGGGGTTTTTCCAATCAAACGGCTGGGTCACGGGCCGCCTTATATTTATCCCACAAAATCAGCAAAATTTTTGCGCGCGCCCACTCCTGCGGTACTTTAGACCACGGGCGGTCTAGTATGATGGCGATCGCCTCGCACGGCGAAAGACCGCCCCGAGACGCCAACCTTTTCAGCGTTTGACTATGGTTTTTTTGCGCCTGGGCTTCGTGGGGTTCGAGAACGGACCACGGAATGGCGCGCAAAATCGGATCGCTCAAAATCGGAAACATGGGTTCCTCTTCTCTCATGGCCCGAACCCCCGCCGATCGGCGAAACGCTCCTGGTACCGTTCGCGGTACGGGATCGCGCCGGCTTCGACCGCGCCGCAAATAATGCGGCTATTCCACCGCGCGTGGTTTTCCATGCCCAGCGCGACGCCGCCCGGTTCATCGTGAACCCCCGTCGCCCGCCATATTTCCGCAACCCGAAGACGGGCTGCCTTTGGGCGAACCAGCCACATAAGCCGGATCATGCCGCGCGCCGCCGGCTCGTTTCGCTTGTCGGTCACCATCGCCGCACCCCCACGAAAAACAGTTCGGTCAAACCGCGTAAGCTGTCGTTTTCGATCTTTGACGGGCGGCTGTCGCCCAGGGTATCACTGCAAAATTGCTCGAGCAATGCAACGGCCTGCGCCCATTCGGTGCGGAATTCCTCGAGCTCGTCTTTTTCCTTACCGGCAAGCGTTTTGGCCTCTTGCAGTTCTGCGATCAACTCGCATTGCTGCGCGATCAACTCGGCCATGGGGTCGACGGGAGCCGGCGCGGCTGGCGCTGGGGGCGGCCCGTCTTCGATCACTTCCAGCAATCCGTTCGCAATCGACCCCTTACCGTCGCATTGAACCGATTTGGGGGATGTGTGTGCGGTGACCACACCCACCCAATCCGAACGGTTGTATTTCGAGCCCCACCGGACGCGGGACCCGATCGGGATGGGGTTGACGGGCGGCGCGTTCATGACAGCCCCCACACCACCAACCGCCCTAGACAATCAACGACGCCCACCGCGGCGAAGAACCCTATAAAGGCCTCACGCGCCGCGCGCTTTATCCGCCCGTTCATCGTTCCCAATTCCCGTTCTGGATTTCCAGATTGGACGCCATCATGCCGCGGTAAGCTTCCATGAACGCGTCTTGGATCGCCTGCAGCACGAACGGGTGCGGGTCGGTCGGCAACCCCGGATGGTGCCGCACGATCGCGGCATACGCGCGGCCCGCCTTGCCTGACAGAATGTCCCGCATCGCCGGCGACGGCTCGAGCGGCACCGCAACGAATGTTTCGGGCGTGTGCGGGGTGTCGCCATAAAGCGCTTCGTTGACGCGCGCCATGGCCCCTTGTTCCGGCTCGTATTCGGGCCAAAGGTTCAACGCCTCGTAAGCGCCTGGGACTTTCGCGAGCTCCTGCGCGCGATCGAAACCGGTAACAAACGCATGCTTGAGCGCGTCGGAAAGATCGCGCGGCCGCAGTTTATCGCGCGCCGAAACCTTGTTTCCCATGCTGTCAAATGTGGATGCCATTGTGCCAACTCCTGGAATTGATGGTTGACGGGGTGCGCCCCGCCGCCTTTTGACGCTTACGTCATTTAAGCCGTTCCGTCAACCATCTTTGCATAGGCCTCGGCCGCTTCCCGGGGGTCGGTCGTGGTAAGTTGCAGCGATTTTACCTTGGCTTCCATGTCGAGCCGCAGTTTATCGTCAAAGGCGCCCAGGATCCGGCCGATTTGCTCAAGCGCCTTGTCCTGGTTGGCAAACAGCACCTTTATCCCGTCCTTGGTTTGCTGGACCCCCCGGTACAACATGCGCGCGCCTGGCGACAGTTTGGTGGTATCCATGGGCACAATGCGGGTTACCCCCTCGCCCTCGCACTCGGCGCATTCCGGGTTCGGGTCGACCGAAAAACGATAGCCGAAGCCGCCGGCAATGTCGGGCATGGGCACGAGGGCGCCGGTCTTGTCGTTGGGCATCTTTTCCCATTCTGCCAGCGCCTCGAGATATTCCCGCTCTTTCCAATGGTAGCGGCCGCCGACGCCCCAGCAATGCCGGCACGCCCCAATTCGCTGCGAAATCAATTCGTTAGGATCGACGAAAGCAATTGCGATGTAGGTTTCCATGAGTTTTCGCGCGTCGAATTCAACGGCTTTTTGGGCCGCTTGCTGCCTTGCCAGCTGCAAAGCCTGGACGCGTAGGGCCACGTTAGGGGCATCCGCCAAACGCGACGCCTCGACCCGCACGGCCTCAACGGACATGTTCTTGGCGTCGTACGCTTCCCGGTAAGCGGCGGTTTGGTTCAAACCCTCCGCGCCCACTAGGTGCGCAAACCGTTCCTGCTTTTTCGTCAACGCTTTCATAGCCACACATATGGCGAATTTTGCGCACTCGGTCAACAAAGCCCGTACTGGCCCGTATAAAGCCCGTACTTTTCGTTCGTTAGGGCTTTTCTATTTTAACATATATTTCAATTACTTAACACCCCTATAATACCTAATAATATGAAAAGCCCGTACAAACCCAAACCGCATGTATGGAAAGCATAACTAGTTAGTCGTTATAGGCCCATTAACTAATTAGGTATTTTACCGGCTTCCGGTTTGGCTGGTACGGGCTTTTTGGGGGCGTCCGCATAAGTTATTGAAAACCAAGCGGTTTAACAGGCCCGTACGAACGGTTAAATTTGCTAGGTATTATAGGGTTGACCGCCTAAGCCCCGCGCTTTACAAAACAGCCGGGAAAAACGGAAAATATAGTTATGCAAAAACAGCTGCAGAAATACCAGGTACTTTTAGACCCGTCAGGCAAAAGCGTTTCGGTGGGGTATTGGCCGCAGCCCGGGTTTACCGTTTTGAACGAATTCGACGACATGGACAGCGCCAAGCGCGCCGCCGCCAGCTGGGCCGCCGTCTCTTACGAAATCGGCATGCTGCAACGGTGGTTCGCCCGGTTGAACCCGGACGCGGGTCTGGCATCGGTTTTTGATCTCCATCAAGTCCCGCCGCGCGACATCACGCCCGATGCGACACAAGAGATATACCAGACCGTCGTGGGCATCTTTGAAGCCCTGGTTATGGCAGAGCCCGGGACGATGCTGGAAAAATTCCAGCGCATGGGCGGCTCGCCTTTGCTGGCGCACTTTTGCGGCGTCCGTTCGACCCCTCTAACGCCCCGGGAACGCGCCATGTTCCTGCAGCAAGAGCAAACGGGGCACCGGACCGAAGACGCCGGGACCGTCGCGCGGGTGGCGAATGACCGCCGTTCCAAGCTGGTTATTGAGCCCGCCACGGGCCGGACGTGGTCGAGTGCTGCCGATTTGGCCCGCGAACTGGGTTGCCACCCCGTTTCGCTTTATGCTCACTTGGGCGCCCGGAGAACACCGGCCACGATCTATAAAAGGGCGTTTGAATATGCGTAACCAGATAATCACACTTGCGGCCGCTCTTGCGTTGTCGGGGTGCGTCACCGGCGCCCCGTCCGGATATGGGGACCTTTCGAAGATTGCCGCCGGCTATTCCGGATTGCACGAACGCACGGACCGGAAAAAGCTTTCCCGCCTGGTTGGCGTCGACCCGACCCGTGTGCCTTGGTGCGGGGCCTTCGCTGCGGCCGTGGCGGGCAAGGCGGGATACGAGCCCCCGCGGCACCATTTGGCGGCGATCAGCTGGACCCGGTTTGGCCGTCCCGTCAAGTTGTCAAAAGCGCGGCCCGGCGATGTCGTCGTGATGCGCAACCACGTAACATTTTTTACGCGCTCGAGCCGCGGCCGCGTCTGCGGCATCGGCGGAAATCAAGGCAACGCGGTTCGGGAAAGCTGCTATTCGGCCGGGCGCGTCAAAGCCGTGAGGCGGCCCGTTTCATGATGCGCAGGGCCTTCGCGATCCACACCATAATGCGGATTTCCTTTTGCAGCCACTTCGGCTTAGGGCGCCCCCAATAATAGACCAGAACGGCAATCAGGATCGCCGCGTCTAGTATCATCAATTCAGCCCACGGCATTGCGCGCCCTCCGGATCCCGATCGCGAGAACCAACCATACCAGCCACGCCGCGCAACTTACGAGTGTCCAATAGTCGCGGCCCGGCCCCTGCTGAAAAGTTATCACAAGCCAACCTTTGGCCGCAAACCCTGTAAACATGGGGATCAGCGCAAACAAAATTCCGGTAAGCAAGCCCAGGGTTGTATAACGAAAGAAGAGGTGCGCCCCGGCAATTACGGACGCCATCACGGCGACGGCATAGGCGGCTTCTAGCCCGGGGCCATAAAGGCCAATGTAAAATCGCGCCATGCCGTGAAACACGACCAGCGCAAAAACAGTCGAAACCGCCGCAAGCCGTATCGGGGAATTCCAGGCATAGACCCCCAACCAGGTAACAGCGGCGATTTCGACAATGTCAAAAATCGTGAGGTTCAACTAGGTCCCGATCCGCAGGACCGCCCCGTCCGTGTGCCGGCTGACACGCTCATGCAACGCGGTTTTGGACGTTTCCAGCTTGTCCATGCGCCGGGCGGCGTGTTCCAGATCCTTTTCGATCTGGTCGAGCTCTTCGGCCGGCAGCAGGTTTTCGGCCCGGGCGGCGTCAATGGCGGCATCCATGCTGGTAACACCCGCCTTGAAACTGGCGATGGCCGCGGTCATGAGGTGCAGCGCGTTGGCCGCCTGGTTATGCACTGATTTCTTGGACATGGGTTTTTCTCCGGGTTATTTCTTGTCACGCCCAAAAAAGGCGGCAAGCTTGGAAATGTCGATTGGCATCAACAGATATGGCGCCATCAGCAAAACCGACGGCAAGTCCTTCACATAAGCATGTATGTAAAGCATTACCCCGGCAAGTGCTGTCGCAACAACAAATTTGACATAATCGAAAAAAGAGGGCTTCACCGCTTCCCGTCAATCTTTTTCTGGATGGCGCGGCCCATGAGAACGAACAGCGCCGCGGCGATGATCATTGTAAGCAGAACGGGTAAAACGCCGTGATTTTTGGCGACTTCGACACAATAGAGCGCCACCGCGCTGCAGACTATGACGGCCGAATTGTTCATTGGGTTGCAATGTCCTGTTTGCGGTAAAACTGATCAAGCCGGATAACCCACGCGGCGGCGCTGGCATCGGCCCGGGCGACTTTTTCGAGCGCGTCCACGACGGACGGCGGCGGATCCGGAAGCTTAGGCCCGATCGTCGGAACGCGACCGCTCACGCAGCCGGTCAATAGAACCGTCAAGATCAGGGCTTTCCCCGTCAATGTGATCATATTTGACTTGCGCATCGGCTTCCGCTTTCATTTGTTTGGCGCGAGCTCGATCGGCGCCAACCCCGGTTCCTTTGAGAAACGCGGCGAATATGGCGCCGATCGCAGCAACAACCGCGCCAGCAATCAGCGCTAGAGTTGTCATGTAGCCCACCCGAACCGCTTGGCAAGCCGCCACCACAACCAGGACGCGCCCGCAACAACGGCGGACAGCGCGGCCTGCACCATGGCGGCGGCTTCGGGGTCGTTGGTCAGCACGTCGCGGATTTCCGCGCTCACGTACCCGGACGAAAACAGCCACCCGGCGACGATGTAAAGCAGAATGCGGACGTGAACCATGGGAAGACCTCGTTTCGGATTTCGGGCAATTTACCAGCGCCGGAACAGCTTGGCAAGCAACGCCCAAAATCCGGTTGGTTCGGTCTTCGGTTTCGGCGCCGGTGCATCGACGTTAACGCGCGTCGGATCCGATTGCGGGGGTTTGGGCGCAGGCACGTCGACGCGGGGGGATGTCCACGCCGGGGGTGTTTCCGGCAGGGTCGTCGGCTTGGTCGCGCCGGTTTGCCCCCAGCCGGCCGCCACAAGCGCCGCGTGGAACTTCCAATGGTTGGCCGTAACTTCGGCGTCGGATCCGTCAACCCCGTTCACGATGCGCCGGGGGTGCAAACCGGGCGGGTTGTCGAGTGCCGAAGGGAAGCCAAACCGGGAAAGCTTGATGGCGCCGTGTTTGTCGCGGCGAAATTTCCCCTGGACCATGCCTTGCACCGCGATCTTGGCGCCGGTGACGGGCTCGAGCGCGCGCTCCGGATGCTTGCGCAGCGGGACGCCCAGCAAGCGTTCGAATTTCTCGTAATTCGGCCAATGCGTCAACTGGATCGGCCCCCGGCCAAAAGCGCCGTCCCGCCAATAGGGGGTTTTCACGCCTTTGAGTTTGCCCGAAGCGTACGCGCGGTCCAGCCTGGCGATCACGGTTGCGTCGGACGGGTTCTTGTCCTTGTGCCACGGCATCACGGTTTCTTTGATGCCCAGCATGTTGCCGCCGGTTTCGCGGTGGACGTTCGCGAGTATGTGCGCGGCGTGGTGGGCGTCGTTCACTTTGGACGACTGCATTTCCGACAAAAGCGCATTCATACCGTCCACCTGGGCGTCGGTGAGCGATCCACCAAAAACGTTCTTGCGCACGGCATTGTAAAAAATCGTTCTGTTCATTGTGGTTTTCTCCGGTTTGTTAAACAAAAACCCCCGCAGCGTTGGCAAACTGCGGGGGTTTTCGGTCGGGTCAATCCTTGGGAGGCTTGTTCCTACGGTGCTGAACCTATCCGCAAATGACGGCGCTGTCAATCTTGGTTGGCGCGATCTGAAAAACGGGGCTAGTTGGATTGACCTAATGCGACCTCTTGCGCCCTCCGTTTGGCCATGACCGCCGCGATGTAATTCGGGCTGTTCTGCGGCGTAGAAGTCAGGTGGAAGTGGTCAGGGCATATCTCCACCTCTCCCTCGAATTGAGCCGCAGGGTGAAGGTGGGGCTGCGCAGATCCGCAGCGTGGGCACTTGGTCATCTGTTTTCCTTTCGGGCTATTTGGATTTAGATTTCAGTCGCTGGTAAGCCGGCCAAAAGTCTGCACGGCAGCGGCTGCATCGATATTCCATGTCGATTGATCCTCCGCACATTGTGCAGAAACCTCGCCAGTTGAAGTTGGCTGGCAGGATCTCGACTTTCACTTCTGAGTTATCGGGTGGGGAAGGGTCCCACATAGCTTGCCCTCCGGGCTAGTTGGTCGTGATGCGTTATGAATAAAGCGCAAGGCTCACGGCCTGCATGATTTCCACGCATTCGTCTTCGGTGAGCTGATCGGCGGCCTGCCAAAAAAAAAAGGGCGTTAGCGCCCTCAATGTCTCCGGAACGGATAGCGTTGTAAATTTCGTCTTTTGCGGAATTTTGTGCGGGGCTCATAGCGGGGACCTCGGTTTGCATTTTGGCGTACGACGTATATAGCGCGTAATGACGCCTCCGTCAAATAGAAACTATCGTTTGAATTCGGCAGCGGTGGTTTCGCTGATCGCTTTGTTTTGGGCTTCGCTATAGACGCGCGCCACATCTGCCGGCGTCTTGAGGTTCTCCCACGGTATCGAGCCGATTTTGCAGAACAGCCGCGGTTTGGTGTTGTCGGGCGCCACGATCGACTTTGTGCGGCCGTTGTTGTCGGCAAGCGCGGGGTGCCAGTCGTAGCCCAGCGCTTGCATGATCTGGCGCCGTTTGTTTCGCGGGATCCGCAACCGCAGCCGGTCGATCAACTGATCCAGCGACTTTGATGAAATCCAACCGCCGCAGAAACCGGGCGTATCTTCGCCGACGGCTTCCAATATTTCCTGTTCTAGGTGCCCGCGGCCCGAAGCCACGGCAACGTCGGTCGAGCTCGTACGCGGCGCGCGGATCACAAGGCGCGCCGGATCAAAGCGCGCTTCAATCGCCCGCGTGTGGAGATAGTGCCCCATAACCCGGATGCCATAATTTTCGCCGTGTCCGGCATATTCCCCCAGGCCCAAAAGCCAATCGCGCAAATTGGCCACGTAAGCGTCTGTCATGCCGTCGCGCTGCATGTCCGCCTTGGTTTGCTGGGCGCAGAAAAACGCCCCGTACCGGCGGTCTTCGTCCACGATCGGGACGCCGTCTTGGTGGTTCGTAACGATAATTCCGTTTGCGCGGTTATCCCCAGTTATTTCTTCGACGCCTTTGCCCTCAATCGGTATCGTTCGATTGGTTACGGTCGTTTTGAAGCCTTCGAAAAACTCGCGGCGGTCGGCGGCGTAAACTTCGTCCAGGCCCAGGAACAGCTTGCATTCAATCCAGCCATTAAAGTTGCTGTCCCCCTTCACCATCTTTTTCATGTTCGGCATATGGGCGTAGTGCGAGCCCACGGCGTTTGACATGATCAGCAGCAAGAACGATTTAAAGTTGCCCTGGGCGCCTTGAACGACAGGCCACCATTGCATCTTTGCACCGGGGTTCTGCACCACGCTTGCCATGTACGAGAGCAATAGCTCGAGATCGTCGCCATGGGGCAGCATGCGCCGCATGTGGTCAACAAACGGCGACGGGTCGCCCGGCGTAATGTCAACGTGGGCCGGGAAATAGGCATTGGCCAGGCGCTTACCGCTATCCATGACCACGCCGCCGGCGCCATGTTCCGGCCGGAAGCAAAGCCGATCGGCAACGGTTGGTTTGAACGTCCGCGCCTGGGTGAACGCTTCCCACGCGCTCGAAGTCATTTTCTTGCCATCGGCGGAAAGGACAAAATCATATCCCCCATAAACCGCATCAAACCGCCCTTGGTTGAGCAAGTCGCCGCCCGGCGTGAGGATCTTGTGAACGCTGGCGACATAGACGCAGCCCCCAAAATGCAAAAGCTGGTCGTGGTGTGACTTGATGCCGTCCCCGGGTCGTGTCTCAAAACCGGACGCGGCGGCTTGGTCGCTTGTAACGGGCGGCGGTGGTGGCACGGCGGCGGCTTCGGCGGGTGCTTTGTAAACGCCGGTAACCAGCTGCCGTGCCTTGAGGATTGTTCCTTCCAGGTAGTCGGGCCGGTCTTCCCATTTCTGCCGCAACAGGGCGCTTCGTCGCATGAGCCGTTCCATGCGTTCGCAGTTACGCCCCGTCCAAAACGCCAGCTGGTTTGCAAGCGACTGGTCCGCGCTGGACGCGTCGTACGGGTTGCCCCCGGACCCGGGCCAGCGTTTCGCCAGCGCGTCCGCATCGGCGGCCCATAGTTCGGCAAAAGACAGTTTGCCCGGGCCGCCGAACGCATCGGCGGCGCTGTTGCCCCCCGACCGCAAAGCCCGGTTCAAAAGTTCGTCGTCGTCTTCCGGCCCGGACCATTCGGGGTCCGGTTCCGTTGTCCAGTCCGCCGGCGTCTGCCCGGCCACGGGCTCGAAGTATTCGGCAACCAGCGAAGCCACGGCGGCCGTGTGGTCGGTGGCGGCGGATCCGGTCGCGGACAGCCCGGTTAGTGCAACAAAACGCTCTTGGCTGTATAGCTCGATACCCAACGGGACGTTTTTGTTTCGGTGCGGCGGCAAACTCGAATACCGCCCTATGACGTGCAAGCCTGTCCCGGATTGCGACACTTCGACGCACGCACCCGCAAACCGTCCGCAAAGTTCGTTGGCAAGTTGTGACCACGCGCCGTCGATCAGCGCTTTGTCTATGTCGAGAAAAAAGAACGGATCGGCAGCGGTAAACACGAAGCCCACCCCGGCCATGCCCTGGGCGCCGCAGTACGCGCCCGCCTGTTCGTATGTGCCCCAGTCGGACGGGTTCGTGGACGACGCCCGGCGCCCATGGATCGGGGAGTATGGGATTTTGTCCCATTTTTCGCGCGGCGCGTTCCACTCAAGGCGCCACGCGACGAATTGTGGCCATTCGGCCAAAGGTGCCAACGGTTGTGCGAGCATGACGCGTTACGCCGTCGCCAGATAGGCCGCAGCCTTTTCCCGTATCTCTTGCGGCGCGGCAAGGACCAGCGCGTGCCGATCCCCCAGCCCCTGGGCAACAACGGGGATTACCCCGCGTTCGATCGCGGCGGACAAAACCGCGCGTTTCAGTTCCGGCATGGTGCCAAAGACGTTGTTGATGGTCCCCAGCGATACGCCGGCGGCGGTTGCCACACTCTCGCGCGTAATCCACTGGTACCCGACGCTGCACGCCAGTTCCAGCGCCGCGTCCAGGATGCGGGCGTCCCGGTTCTCGATAATTTTAGCCATTGTCTGCGGTCCTTTTGGGCGTTCGATCGCCGGATGGTATAACGCTATTGACGACCCCGTCAAGTAATCTGCGGCGTTGGGGTGTGGGGTCCCCCAGAATAGCGGCCGTTAACGTGTCAGGATAGTCTGTTATGCGAACGCGCCACGCCGGGCGGTCCGGGGGTGTTTTTGGTTTGCGCGGCTTCGCAGACTTTGGGCCGTATCCGGGCGTGACGATCCGCCGAATGGTCATATGATGGACCCCGAAGTGATCGGCGACCGCGGCAAAGCTTTTCCCGCGGTCGATCATTTTTAACACGCGGTCGCGCGGAATGTGTTTTTTCGCGGGCATTACCCGAAAGACCCCGGACCGGTTGTAAATTTGGCGTCTCCGCCATGTTTGAGGATAAGCATTTGCCAGTTCAATTGAGCCTGTTCGTGCGCATCCCCGGAAAAAACCCACCCAGGCCGCTTGCATTCGCGGCTCACAAACTGCCCGATTGTCGAACCGACATGCGCCGGCGTGATCATCACAGGTCGGATCCCGATCAGATCAGCCGATTTCAGAACCTTGTTTTGCGCGGGGGTTTCGTTTGCCAGCCCCCACCGTATATGACGGCGTTTCCCGTCGTCTTCGGTAATCGTCCGGGCGCCCACATTGTTGCGGGTCAACCAAACGCCAAAACGGGGGGCCTCGAGCCGCACGGCGGATTGCGCCCATGCTTCCGTTTGGCCCCCCGTTTCCCCGGTGCCAGCGTCGCGCGTAAGGCTCGACACTAGGTCCGCCAGACATTCCGGGGGGATGCTCCACCGATCGGCCCATTGCTGCAATTCGCTCATGGTCACACCCGGCTTATCTGGTATTGGTGTTCGTTGATCTGCAGCGCGCGGACCGTGAGCCCCGCGACCGACAGCAGCAACGCAACCGCAAGCGCGGTCAACAGGAAACGTTCCACAGTTTTATCCTTTCGGGAAATATGGGTGTTTGGGCCTGGGTAGCCACGCCACGGGCCATTCCGTCGAAGCGAGGTTTGCCCAGCGCCCGCCGGGGTGGAACTTGTTTGGCGGGATAAAATGGCTGAAAAGCACTTCGCCCGCCATGGTCCCGACGATCACACGGCGGCCGTCGGTTGGCAAGTTTTCGATGTCGGTTCGCAGCGTGATTTCGATCATGATGGTTTCCGCCAATCGTCGGCGATCGCCTTTTCTGCAGACGCGCGCGTTGCGTCGGAAACGAGGATTTCCCCGTCGTGGTCGTACACCGTGAAAAACCCGCTATCCTCTTCGATAACGTGCCCCGTGTCCAAACACCCGTCACAAGAGGACCCGAACGTGCCGTTGCGGCGCAGATATATGATTGCGTTGCTCGTCATTTTTGCCAACTCCTAGTTTGTAAAAATACTCTAGCCCTAAATGACGGGGGCGTCAAATAGAATTTTTTCGATCAAGGCGCCCGCCTCGTTTGGTCCGAACGCCAGGCAGGTCAGGACGTCCACGCCGAAGCGTTCAAAAAACAGCTTTTGGATTTCTCGATCGGACAGCCCCCGAGCGTGCCAGATGCCGCCCCAAACGGCCATGGTTTCCCGCAGCGCTTTTTGCGCTTCGATCTTCGGGGCGTGGGTTTTCGCGTTTCGCCAAATGAAATGCTGCGGTAACCCCGTCGCGGCCAGTTTTGCCCGGTAGTCGTCCAGGCTCATAACCGCTTCGGCCGCCTTGTTTCGCAGCGCTTCCAGCATGGCCGGGTCCATCATGACCATATCGCCGTCAACCGCAGCCGGCGAAGCGCGCGCCGCGGGCGGGGGTGGTTCGGACCCGCAGTACGGGCAACACGTCCGGAACTTTTCATACGGTTGCCCGCACTCCGGAACGTTAAGGCACGCCCGAAACTGGATCGCGTCCGAAGGCTCGTTTTTGCCTCGAGTAGATGCCAGGTTCCACACGCATGGCCGATCGGGCGGACCGTGCCGGGTGAAGTTGCCCACGTGGTCGACGACATACGCAATGGGCTTTGGGCTCGCGGCGATGGCCGCCAATCGCTGTTCGCGCGTTTGGGCCGCCTTATATTCCGGCGTCATGAGCGGCCGAAGAACCCGCCCGATCTGTTGCCGGACCAACCCTTTGGACGCGGACGCCCGCGCCAACGTAGCAACCTCGAGCGCGGGAAAGTCGGTTCCTTCGGAAATCACATCAACCGCAAGAATGACGTGGACTTGGCCGGCCTCAAGCCGATCGAAGATGCGCCAGCGCACCGCGTCGTCCGTTTCCCCGGTAATCAGTTCGGCGACAAAACCCGCGCTTCGATATGCGGTAAGCATTTCGGTCGCACGCTCGACACTGGACGCAAACACGACAGCGCGGCGCGGGGTCTGGGATGCGGGGACCCCGCGAATACACCCGGCGTTCAAATTGCGATACGTCTTTACCGCGTCGCCAATGATCGGCGTTTGCCCCTCGGCGGCTTTCAATTGGGCCGTCGACCAATCCCCGGTTTTGCCCACGGCGCCCAGTAGATCCACCACGTGGCTATCCGCGCAAACCACCCGGTAGTCGCATAGATACCCCTCGTTTATGAGCCACCGCATGGGCGGCCCCTCAACCATGAAATCGGCAACCCCCGCGCCGCCCAATTCTTCCGACCCCAGCCCCTGCCCGTCGGCGCGTTCGGGCGTGGCCGTCGGCAGCAACCCCCGGACGGCCGGGTTGGTGAATTTGGAAATCGCCGTATGCCATTTATTGCCGACGACCAGGTGGTGCCCTTCGTCGATAACCCAAAGCGTGACGGACGCGGCCCAATTTTCCAGACCCTTACGCCGCACAAGTGTATCCACACTGGCGACCACGCATGGCGCGTTGGGGTCGAAAAACGATCGACCGAAGATTTTAACGTGCCGTTCTGCGATCTTCCGGCGGTTCTTTTCGCTGGCGATGATGTTGTGACGAACGCCGCACGCCGCAAGCGCAATCGACAGTTGGGAAACAATCGTGTCCCGGTGAGCGATCACACAAGACGCGCCGACGTGGTCCTGGATAATAGACGCGAGCGTTGCGGTCTTGCCCGCCCCGGTATCCATCCGCAAGATGACCACGCGACGCCCGGCGGCCCATGCCGCGAGCGTTTCGGCTTTGGCTTTAGCCTGGTAGGGTCGAAGCGTTACGGTCATTTTTCCTCACAAAAAATGCCGCATTCAATGGACATGTTTTTTAGGGGTCGGCCAATGGCGTTTTGCGGCAGTTCATCCAAAAAGATGCGTTTTCCCTGGTACCGTACGAGCCTAGCCCCCAGCCGCCGCGACTGTTCGGCGCGCTCTGCGAAAACCTCCGGGCGCGTGCGCCGTACCAAGTTCCAATAAGTCGGGCTTGTGGCTTTCACGCACCCGATGCAATTCGCGTTCGGGTAGCCTTCCGAATAGACGCGGGGCAGGGAAAGGCCTTGTCCGATCAAAAACCGCGCGCAGTCTTCTTTCGTCATGCCTGCGTCAATTAAAACCGGAATTACATTGCTGCGTTCGGTCAAGACGAAACGGTCAAACCGTGATTTTTCGTCTGCCGTAAAACCCAAAACATGCCAGTCGACGCGCCAATGGCGTTCGTAATCCTGTCTCGCTTCTTTTTTCAGGTGGACCGTGCAAGGCGCGCCTTTAGGAAAAACCATCGCCCCGCGGCGGTCCCATACCATCTTTGCCGAACCTTCGGGGTACTTCGGGGAAACGTGGCGTATGACGGGGCGGTTAAGCCAGCGTTCGACGTCTAATTGGAAACGTAAGTTATCCGCATCCTCTTCGATAACGGGGTTGTTGATCACGCGAACGTTGCAGGCTTCGCCGAAGCGCTGCAGGGTGATGAAAGCCGCCAGCGCGGTGGCGGCCCCGTTAGAAAACCAGACTGCAACATTGTCGCCGGGCTTAGGTCGTGCCATTTTTGCCAACTCCAAATTTTTATTTGACGGGATCGTCATAACGGTTTAGGGGTAGGCGGTCAACAGCGAAAGGAACCTTTGACATGATCCGCATTGAAGTAACAGACCCCAGCGAAGACGAAGCGCGCGCGCTCGTTGCAATGTTTCGCGCCCAGTTCCCCGCGATCGCCGACGCCACCCCCCGCGTGACCAACGTCACGAACGTTTCCGCGGCGGCCCCGGCGCCGGATGGCTTCCCCGCGAGCCCCGAAGAAATCGCCGCCGCCACGCCGTCGGAAGCCCCTGCGACGCCGTCGGAAGCACCCGCCACGCCGTCGGCGGTCGAGCGCGACGCGGACGGCATCCCGTGGGACGAACGCATCCACACAAGCAACAAATCGACGAAGCAGGACGGGACTTGGAAGCGCAAGCCCGGCGTGGACGACGCGGTTTTTAACGGGGTCCTCGCCGAACTTCGCGCTGCCAATACCGCCCGCACGGTGGAGGCGGCCGCGTCGCTCACTGCCGCCGAAACGGACACTTCCGCGGCCGATGCTTTCGGGGCGAAGGCACCCCCGCCGCCGGCACCCGCAGAAGCAACACCCCCACCGCCGCCGGCGCCTGCCGCAGCCGCACCCCCGCCCCCGCCGCCGGCGCCTGCCGCAGCCGCTTCCGGGGTTCCATCTTTCGTGCAGATCATGCAGAAAATCACTGCAGCGCAACAGGCGGGCAAGCTCGACAAGGCAGCGCTTGACGCAGCGCTGACAGGGTGCGGACTGCAGCACGTCGGGCAGTTGGCCTCTGCCGACGAAGGGACGCGCGCCGCGTTTGACGCGCTTCTGCCGGCATGAGCGATCACGCTTTTCTAGCCCCCTCGTCGGCCTCGGCGTGGGGGCCGGGGGGCTGCCCCGCCTATCCCCGAATGGCGGCCGCTTTCCCGGAAGACGGCAGCACGCTAGAGGCTCGCGAGGGGGACGCCGCGCATTGGTATGTTTCCGAAACGGCGCTGGGCCGCCGGCCGGAAATGGGCGCGGTTGCCCCCAACGGGCACCCCGTCAACGAAGAAATGGCGGAATGCGCGTGGGCCATGGTTACGGATATTTGCGCCAAGATCGAAGACCCCGCCGTCATGACGGCCACGGAACAGCGCGTGGAAATGCCGGAAATCCATCCGACCTTAAACTGGGGCCGCATGGATTTTGGGGCGATCGACCCGACAAAGCGAATTCTTTACGCGTGGGATTTCAAATACGGCCACGGGTACGTTGACGTTTTTGAAAACTGGCAGCTTGTGGATTACGCCGTCGGCGCCGCGCGGCATTTCGGCGTGACAATTGACCACACGTGGACGATAGACAACCGGATTTACCAGCCGCGATCGTTTCACGAAGACGGGCAAATCAAACGCTGGGTTTGTGACGGCGCGCGGTTTCTCGAATTGCGCGCCCAACTCGCGGCGGCTGCTACTGCGGCGGTCGACCCCGACGCGCCAATGGTCACGGGGGTGCAATGCCACCACTGCCCGGCCCGTCACGCGTGCCCGGCGCTTAAACGCGTCGGCGGGGTCGCCATGGACATGTCTTTGCGCGGCGTGCCCCTTGAGCTCGAGCCGGAAAATGCGGGGCTTTTGCTGCGCATGGTCCGCACGGCCCGTGAAAGGCTCGAAGACCTTGAAACCGGTCTGGACGCGTATGTGTCGGAAGCGCTACGGTCGGGCGTTCGGATCCCGGGTTGGGAAATGAAACCCGGCACTGCGCGGGAACGGTGGACGCAGCCCGTTGCCGACGTGCTGGCGCTGGGCGCTGTCCTGGGCGTTGACCTGCAAAAGCCCGTCGAGCCCATCACGCCCGCCCAGGCTCGCAAAAAAGGAATTGACGCCGCCGTCATATCGGCGTATTCCGAAAGACCCCCCGGCGCCGTCAAGTTGCAGCCGGTGGACGAAAAAGACATCCGGAAAGCTTTTCAGTAACACAAGGAAAACGGAATTATGGCTTCACCAAATCAAGTCAGACTTACCAGCCCCCGCGGGCGTTTGGTCCAGGGGGACGCGTTTGAAGCGCAGACCAAGGACCAGTCCGGCGCACCGCTCACGATCAAGACGGGGCCGAACCAGGGGCAGCCGACCAAGCGCTGGTTTATCGCCGTCGCGTACCCGAAGAACGATCCCGAAACCAACCAGTACCTTGCCCAGCTGGGCGAAGTTGCCCGCAAGTCCTGGCCCGCATACATGGCGGGTTTCAACGGCGCCCCGCCGACGTTCGGCGCGTCCCACCCCCGTTTCTCAACCAAGATCATGGACGGGGACGGCACGGACGACAATGGCAAATCAAACCGCGAAAAACCGGGTTTTGCCGGACACTGGGTCGTCAAATACTCGACGTCCATCAAGGCCCCCGGCGTATGGCAGGAACCCAATTTCGACGAAATGGACCAGATCACGGACCCGCGCATGTTACCCCGTGGCTATTTTGTCCGGGTTAACCACACGGTCGACAGCAACGAAAACGACGGGCGCCCGGGGCTTTACGTGAACCTTGACAAGATCGCGATTTGCGCCAATCAGGCCGGCGCCGAAATCATCCAGTCCGGGCCGACCGCCGCAGAAGCGTTTGGCGGTGGCGGCGGCGGGAACGCTGCGCCCCCTGCGCCGGGGGCAGCCCCCGCACCCCCGGCCGCGCTGGTCATGAAAAACGGCATGGATTATGCGGCCATGAAAGCCGCCGGATGGTCCGATGATCAGATGATTGCCGCCGGGCACGCCGAAAGGCCCGCCCCGGCCCCTTTGCCTGTTTCGCCGCCCCCGGCGCCCCCTGCACATACCCCCGGTGCCTCTATACCCCCTGGGACGCCCGGCGCGGGCGCCCCGCCGCCCCCGCCTGCGACGCCATCCCCTTCTAGCCCCCCGCCGCCCCCCTATGGCGGGTTTATCCCCGAAACCGCACCCGCGGGTCCGAAAATGACCGCAGCGGCCGGGGGCGCAACCTACGAGCAAATGATTGCCTCCGGCTGGACGGATGCTATGCTCAAACAGCACGGCATGATGGAATAGTGATTGGGGGCCGTGGGTCGGGTTGGCTGTAATCTCTCGACTTGGCCCCCAGTAGGGCCGAACCGCCGTAAATTCCCCCCGGTGGTTCGGCCCTTTAATTTTTGGAGTTGGCGCGAATGTGGGCGATTGAGCAACACGCAACGATTGATTTTGAAACGTATAGCGAGGCGGGCCACGTCTGGGACGAAGACGGCCAAACCTGGCGCGCCCCACCCGGCGCCCAGAAAAAGGGAATTGCGGCCGTTGGCGCGCTGGCATACGCCGAACACCCCACGACCGAAGTTCTAACTATGTCCTATAGGTTGCCCGGGGACGTGGCGGTTTCTCGGTGGCGGCCGGGGCTGCCGAACCCCCAGCGCCTTTTTGACCACATCGCCGCGGGTGGGTTGCTCGAAGCGCATAACGCCATGTTTGAGCGCGCCATATGGTTTTTCGTTTGCCGCCGGCGCTACGGTTGGCCAGACCTACCCCCGCAACAAATGCGGTGCAGCATGGCGAAAGCCCGGGTGAACAACTTGCCCGGCGCGCTGGAAAATTTAACGGCGGTGTTGCCGGTCCAGGTACGCAAGAACCCCGACGGCAAACGGCTATTGAATAAATTTTCCATACCCCGGAAACCGACCAAAAAAGACCCGCGCACGCGGATCCTGCCGGCAGATGATCCCGACGACGCGGAAAAGCTTTACGCCTATTGTGACGACGACGTGCGCGCCGAAGACGAAGCGAGCGCGTTGACTATGCCCATGAGCGTTAACGAACTGCGTTTCTGGCAGCTGGATCAGCGGATAAACTGGCGCGGGGTTGGCGTCGATCGGCGGTCCGTCCGAAACATGATTTCGGTACTGGAACAGGCTGTGGGCAAGTACGGCGCCGAATGCCGGGAAATAACCGGCGGCATCAAGCCAACCGAAGTTCAGCAGCTGCGCGGGTGGATGTGCGCCCACGGGCTTGACCTTGGAAGCCTAGACGCCGAAGCGATCGAGAACGCGCTAGAGCGGCCGGGCTTGGCGCCGCACGTTCGACGGGTTCTTGAAATCCGTCAATTGATTGGTTCCGCCAGCGTCAAAAAGCTTTACGCGTTCGAACGGTCTGCCAGCAACGACAACCGCGTGCGGAATATCATCACACACCACGGCGCGAGAACGGGGCGCCCGACCGGCGACCTTGTGCAGCCCCTCAACATGCCAAAGGCCGGCCCGGATTTGATTTACTGCGGGTGCGGCAAGCCTCACGCGCGCCGCGACGTGTGCCCGTGGTGCTGCGTGCCCGTGCCGCCGGAACCACGGTTTTACAAATGGCCGGACGCGCCTAAAGGTCACACGGAAAACCCCGTTGACGCGGTGCAAGAAATCATGGCGTCCCGAAGCCTCGAGACAGTTGAATACTTTTTTGGCGACGCGCTGCTTTCCATTTCCGGATGCATGCGCGGCATGATTTGGGCGGACGAAGGCCACGACTTGATCGCGTCGGATTATTCGGCGATTGAAGCCGTGGTAACTGCGGCGCTTTCCGGGTGTGAGTGGCGCATGCAGGCTTTCCGGGAACGCAAGGATATTTACCTTGTTTCCTGCGCGGCCATGGGCCTGGGGCTGGCATATGAGGATTACAAGCAATATAAACTTGAACACGGATCCGACCACCCGCACCGACAGAAAAAAGGTAAAGTTGCGGAGCTCGCGCTAGGCTTTGGCGGTTGGGTTGGCGCCTGGCGTCAATTTGACCCGGACGGCGCCACGGACGAAGAGGTTAAGGAAACAATCCTAGCTTGGCGTAAAGCGTCCCCTGAAATCGTGGAAATGTGGGGCGGCCAGGAACGCGGGCGCCCATGGGACCGCGATTACCGCTTGGAGCGTTACGGGTTCGAAGGCGCGTTCGTCAACGCCGTGCAGTACCCGGCGCAGTCTTTCCAGGCGCACGGGATTACCTTTTTTATGAGGGGCGATTGTCTTGTGGTCCGGCTGCTTTCGGGCCGGGAATTGTGCTACCACGGGCCGCGGCTGCACCCATCAAGCCGGGAATATGTCGGCGCCGGCGTCTTGGAAATCACTTATAGGACGTGGAACAGCAACCCGAAATATGGCCCCGTTGGCTGGGTCACAATGCAGACTTACGGCGGCCGCCTTGCGGAAAACATTATCCAGGCCACCGCACATGACATTCAACGATACGGCATTGAAGCGCTTGAAGCCGCCGGGTACCCGATCGTTTTGCACGTCTATGACGAAAACGTGGCCGAAGTTCCGCACGGGTTTGGGTCGATTGAAGAGTTTGAAAGCATTATGTCGAGAATGCCGCCATGGGCTGCGGATTGGCCCGTCCGCGCCTCGGGCGGCTGGCGCGGACGGCGGTACCGGAAAGCTTGAAAGCTACTGCCTCACAAGTTCCGAATTCTTGTGGACAACCACGCGAAGCCCGTTATAGGGGCCGTTCGTGGTCGCGAGCCCGTCCCGGCTGTCCCCGTCTGTGTGGGCCGTCCCCAAAACACCCACTTGGCAAAAGCCCGTTTCGGTAGCTTCAAAAGCCGTCACGATAGCAGCGTTGCCATAATGGGCGGGGTTGCGCTCGTCGATGTTGAAACCGACCGTACTTGGCGCCGGCATAGTCGACCAGACTTTGCCCAAAACGCCGGGGTATGTATCATCGCACCGGTAATGCAGCACGAAACCAACGCCAATCGCGCCCAGGTATGCCGGGCTGAAAGTGTTGCCGACATGCGCCGTGTCTGCGTAAAAAGTCACTTCCGCAACGGAACCCGCCTCGATCGCAAATTCCGTCGTGAATTCCGGAAGAATAACCCCGGTCCACGGAAGCGGGACGCTTGTGGCGACATTCTTCAAATATACGGCGGTGTCTTTGGTGCTCAATACCGGGGTGGGCGGCGGGCCGGCCGGTTCGAAGATCCGAACTTCTGCGCCGACAGACCAAACGCCGGTCTGCCAGGAAACCCGGATTTCCCGAAACGGCCCCTGCGTTGGCAGATTGAAAACGCGTGTGGTCGTGGCGTTGACGTCGGTGAAGGACTGCGAGCCCAGCGCGACAGTCGTGCCGCTCGTATCGACGCCGGTTACGGTCAACGTTATGGAAGTCGTGAGCCCGGAAGCGTCAAAACCGTTTGTGGCGCTGACAACCTCAATTGAGCCGATCGACTGCGGGTCTGCGGTCATGTCGAGCCCGGCCCAGGCCGTGGACGCCTCGCGGTACCCGGTAGTGCCCGGGACGCCGTCGAAGATACCCGCAAGCCCGGATCCGTAAGTCATATTTCCTAGACGCGGGAAAGCGGAATTGTCGATTTCCGTCGCGGCCGCGAGCCCGGGAAGGGCCGCGAGCACAAAAACGGCGATTGCCGCAAATATGTTTCGCATTTTGATTTCTCCTTTTGTTATACAAATTCCCGAATGATAACCACGCCAGCGCCGCCAAGGCCCCCAGGCCGATCGCTGGTTGAGTTTTCGCATGCGCCCCCACCCCCGGCGCCGAAGCCGCCCGCCGGTTGTCCTGGGCTGCCCTCGGTGATGCCCCCGCCCCCACCGCCGAACGCGCTAGGCGCGCCAATGCCCCCAACGCCAAGCGTCCCGTAGAGCGCAGCCACGCCGCCGCGCGTACCGTCCAGAAAAATATCGGTCCTTAGCGATGTGCCGCCCGACCCGGAAGCCGCGCCGCCGGCCCCCGCCGGCCCGGCCCCGCGTTGGATCGTTGCCGTTCGAGTGCTGCCCGCCCCACCACTGCCACCCCCCGCCACTGCCAGGGTGCCAACGCTGGACGTTCCCCCGGCGCCGCCGTTGCCGGCAGCCCCCGCACCCATGGCACCCGCGGCGCCCACCGTGACGGTTTCCGAAGCGCCCCAGCCGTCGGATAGAAACCGGCTCACGAACGCGCCAGCGCCACCCCCGGCGCCCCCGGACGTCCCCGAACCGGATCCGCCGGCGCCACCGCCCCCACCGCCGCCGCCCTGCACGATGAATTCAGCGGCCTTGATGCCCGCCACGGGCGTCCAGGTCGCGCCAGACGTAAAAACCGTTTCTTTCGCCAGGCGGTAAACGCCCTGTTTAACTTGAGCCATGACGAACGCGGTTGTGGCGATCTGGTCGCTGTTCGTGTCCACGGGGGCCGTGGGTGCTTCGGGCTCATCGGTGAACACCGGCCCCGACAAGGGGGCTTTCAGGTCCAACGCGTCTTGCGTGGCGGTGCTCACGGGTTTGTTTGCGTCGCTGGTATTGTCGACGTTACCCAGCCCCAGGTTATCCCGGGCGCCCCCGGCGTCGGCGGCGCCCGTGCCCCCGTCCGCGACCGCGAGCGGATCCGCCAAGCCGGACACGGTGCCGCCGGTAATTTCCACGTCGTCCGCGCCCTGCGTGGCGATCGAGCCTAGCCCGATGTTGTCGCGGCCTTGTTGTTTTTCGCCATTCGTAAAAGTCTGCGCGGCGTCAACACGTACGTATTTGGCCACAAGGCCGGGGATTTCCGACGTGAGCGCGAACCCCAAAGCCTTGATGCCTTCGAGCGTGGCCGGGCCCGCCGCCCCCAGATTGCGAATGTAGTTTGACCATTTAGGCATCTTCGATCAAATCCCCGGTGTCTGTCGTGACATAAAAGCCGTCGTCGGTGAAAATATACCCCACGCGAGCCCCGGCGGCTATGGCCTGCCCGGCGGTAACGGGCGGGATTTCGGAAATCTCGGCCGCAGACAAGTAAACAAGAGTTTGCGTTACCCCGAAAAGCGCCCAGTCCGGCGCGTTGTCGTCGGTCGTCAAAAACACAAAATTTCCCGTTTCAAGGTAACTGTAAGGTATGAGCGGTTGCCCGGCAAGAACCCGGACCCCGTCAAGCAGTCGCACGCCGTCCCGGCTCACGCTGGCGCACATCACGCCACGGGCTTCTTTCAACGACAAAGCCCACCGCACGCCGTCGAGAGTGACCGTAAACGCCTGGTTGGGCGCCGATGTGAGCGGGACCACGCGCACGGCTACGCGCTCAACGCATAGTCGATATACCCGATAAGCGACCCCGTGGACGTTCCGGTTTCCCAATCGGTCAAAACCGAAGCCGTCGCGGCATACCGCGTTACGCTGCGGGTTTGGATATATGCCGCGTAGCCATCCATTGCGCCCGCCGGAACAGGGTTTCCCGATGCCACGTTGCCGGCGATGGCTTGCACATCGGCGGTGCGGGACCAGTTCAAAGTCAACGACGTCGACAGCGTTCGGTTGCCCGCACCGCCATCAACGATAGTCCCCGAAGTACGCTGCGACACTGCCAGACGCGCCAAATTGACCAGGGGCGTGATTGTCAGGACGTTGCCCGCGGATGTGGTGATCCGGGCAATAAGCATGTCGTCGCGGGTCGTGTCAAAAGCCGCATTGGTTTCCGCCAACGCGGACGGGTTGTAAGTTCCGTTCGAAAGATCCCGCAACACAAAACCGCCGGTGGGGGTCCACCGCAAATGATACGTTTTGTTTGCAAGCGTTGGCAGGTCGGTTTCCGCGCTTGTGTAAGTGAAAGCCCCCCGGTGAACGAACTGCGTTCCAGCTTCCACCCGCAGCGTGCCCGACGACGGCGAAGACAGGTCAAAAAGTCCATCGTCGGTCAATACCTCCGGGAACACGGGGTTATTCAACAGCAAATTGAAAAGCGCCCCCAGCCCGGCCGGGGTAACCACGCGATCCGTCGCGGTGCGGGCCGCCGCTTCGGCGGTTGTGGCAAGCCGCACCTTTCCAAAACGCGCTTCCGTTGCGTTCTGCACCACGTCGTCCAGCGCCCACTTCGTGGCGTCGGTGCCCGGCTCGACCGTGTTGCCCGTGACCAACGACGCGTAAACAAGATCGTTGTGCCGTACCCTCGAGCCGATCGGATAGCTGATAGACGCGCCCCCATTTGCGCTTGCCGGGTACCAATCGGGCACGCCGTGCAGCTGGTATTGGCGCAGATTGTCCGTGACGTCAAAAAGGTACTGGTTGGTTTCGGACCGCGGAATGCGCTTTGCCAGCGGGTCGGTTTCGGGGTCGCGCTCGTAATCCGGGCCGAACCCCTGCGCGTAGCTGACCGCGCCCCCGGCGTCTGTCGGATCCGGAATTTCGGTCTTGTCGCCGGTGGTGGCCCACGGGAACCGGAAGAATTTAGCCATTGCGTTGTGCTCCAAATTGCCCGTTTTCGAAATTCAGATAGATCGGATCAAACCCGAAAACATTGTCCGGGTTGATCAGAATATTGATACCGACCCCCGCGGGGCGTGGCAAGAGGTCGAATTGTTCAAGTACTGCGATAACCTGCGACGGTAGAGCGGTTTCGAAAACATAAGTTGCCGTCATATCCCCGCCGTCCAGGACGTACCCTTGGCCAAACACGGACTGCAGAACAAAGTTCGTGTGGGGCACGCTGCCATCCGATACCAGCTGAAAATAGCGCAGGCGCAGGACAAGGCGCTTTTGTTCCGTGGTCAAGCCGGCGACGCCCGCGCTATCCCGCCCGAAGTTGCCGTTTTCAAAGTTCGTGTTGAATTCCCCGAAGCCGAAGACTTCCCGCGCCCCTGTCCCGGGCTGCCCCAGCGACAACGGAACGCCCAGAATGACGCCCCAGACCGCGCAACCGAAATCGTTTGCCGTCGTGAGGTCGAAGACGTCCCGGCGCCAGCTTTCCCAAAATCCCGTCTGGTTTTCGGAGTACCACTGCGCTTTTGATGCGAGTAGGGATTGCAGCCCGGCCGCGTCCTCGTATTGCCACAAGATCGCCCGCAGTAGGTCAACCGAAAAATCGAATTGCTGGACCCGGTTCATGTCGCCACCGTCACCGCGATATTTCCGGACAGCGCGACCGCCTTTTGCGCGATCGTGATTGGAATGGTGGCGCTGGAATATGTGATGCCATCAAGGCTCAAGGTCAAATCCGTGACGTAAACGGGGGCCACGGCACGGTTGACCGCGCCCGCGATTTCAAACGCCGACACGTCGCCGCCGACCACGAAACCGTCTTCGCCGTCCTGGTCGCCGTTGGCGTATGCCAGGATCGCCGCCCTTACTTCGCCGGGCACATCCGCGTAGGGCGCATTCGGGGCAACCGTGACACGCATGTATATGGGGATTTCTTCGGGCCGCGAGAATTTCACGTCGTACGCCTGCCCGCTATACGGCTCGATCACGGTTACCGTGGTCAACCCGTTCCAACCCGCGCCAATGGATTTTTTGCGCAAGAGCATAAGCGCTATGTCGTTATCCAGCCCGCCGTCCACGCATGCGTAAACCGAATGGGGCGCCAGGTCCACGCCCTCGATCGTAATGGTGGCATTGGTGGTATTTTCCCGGAATGACATGGACCGGACGCCGGGCAGATCGTTGACGCCCGAAACGATTGCTTCCGGCAACGACACGCCTTGCAGCGCGAGAGTGAGCCGCCGGCGGCGCTTGGAAGCGGCGTCACTCTCTTCCGTCGCGCCGGTTTCGGCCGCGTATGGGTTGGTGACGGTTTCCCATCCAAGGACGCCGGACACGATGGTGTCCAACGCGCCAACGGCTGCAGGGAAGTCGCCGGGTTCGACCGACTGAAAAACCCCCAGCCCCTGCCCGGAACCGTCCAAAATCACCGTGCTTGCCAAAGCGAATTGAGCCCCGCCGGCGCCCACGCTGGCGATCGCACCCGCGGGAATGATGGTCGTGGGCACGCCCGCCAGGATGGCCCCCCGGATAACCGATGGCGTGCCCGGGAAGCGCGCGCCGCCCGTGAGTTTCCACACCGCGTCCAAGAAAACGCCGCCGGCAAGATCCGGGTTGATCTGGTTTGCCAGCGCCGCGTTATTGCGGGCCACCGCGTCGCGGCTTTCCGTTTCCGCGGCGATCAACACGCCCTGCGGCGTTTCGGGGCTCACGTCCAAATCATCCCCGAAAGCCGCGCGGTATTCGTCCCGCACCTGCTCGAGCGTTTGGGATGTATCCGGGACGATCACGCCAGTTTCAACAATGAAATTGTAATCAGCCATCTATGGTTCCAGTCCCGTAAATCGTGGTGATGGTTGCGGAATACCGCATGGCGTCGCCGATTTGTTCGGTTGTCAGGTCGTCGATCGACACGACCCCGGAAACGCGGCCGATACGATCCCGGAAAGCCGCCTCGAACGGCGCCGTCGTGGGCGCCCCCACCCAAACGGTTTCAAAATACGGCATGCCCTGGTCTTGCGCGAAAACCATTTCGCCCAATATCGCTTGAGCCGCGTGCCGGCAGACCAAAAGCACGGCGTCGATGTCCGACGCAAACGCGAGCGACCGCCCGGAAAGCAAAAAATCATTCGTACCGGTAGTGGCGAACGTGATCAAACCGGTTCTCCCGTATTACCGCCGCCGGGCGTTACGCCGTCGTGGATGTGGGTATCCCCTATGTCTTTGCCGTTGTGGGTGACCGTGCCGCCCGTCTGGGCAAACCCGGCCGCCGTGAGCGTAAATTCGGTCCCACCAACGTTAAAATAAAACCCGTCGCCGTCAAACGCAAGAAACGAACCCCCGTCATTCGAGCCGATCACCACGCGGTCGCCCTGCCCCGCGGGCGCGTCGCCGTTGGCCATGGCGTCGGGCATAAAAAGCCCGTCCTGAAACGAATGCATGCGCGCCGTGTTTGGGGCGCCTTCGGAAAGCCCCTGCTGAAAAACCGAAATATCCCGATCCGCCGCCATCAACCAACCCTTGTCCCCGGGTTTGATCGGCAACGAAATGCTGAAAGCCCCGTTGCCCGGCTGCATGACGCGGATGCTCGCAACATTGGCGCGGCTCACTTTTTCCCCGTTGGCGCCTTCCATCTGCACTAGATGCTTGATGGTTGCGCGGTTGGTCGCGCGGTCGTACCCGACAACTTCAACCGGTAGCATGACGTTTAGGTTCTGCAATTCCTTGCGGATCGCGGTTTTCATCACGCCGGCAAGGCTGCTTTCATCGGCCGGCCGCATACTGGGCGTTTGGTTAACCATCGGTCGTTACTCGTTTCGTTCGGCTTCGATATTGAGATACCACGGCGCGTCCCGACTAGCCAAATCAAAATCTATTTTGAAAATGGTGTATGGCCCATCGAGCGCCGGGTTTAGCTCGCTTCTCAAGTCGACTTGGCCGCCCAGATCGGTTTGCAGGTCAAACAAAATTTGCACGCTCACGCCGCGTTCCGTCGCTTCCGGTATTCCGATCATGCCCGACGTGTTGTTGATCAGCTTGACGCGGTTCTGCAGGGGCTTGCCGCGGTCTTTTACAACGAAGGTTTCATCGTCCAGATAGGCGTCCACGCCCCCGGCTTCGGCCACCGCGTCAACCTGCCGGATGGAAGCGCCGGAAAACGAATAGTTGGCAATGAACTTGTCTTGCGCCTCGAACACCAACGACGCGCCCAGGTCCCCCGCCACCCTTTCCGCGATCGTCGAAAGCTTTTCCTTGGCTTCCCCCGACCGCGCGACCAATTCGCCTTTTTTGAACGCCCCCGTTTGCGCCTTCATATTCAAGCCAATGTCGGGCGGTTGGGTCGGGCTGCTTGAAATGATGTCGCCGACAAAGAGCCGGGCGGTGCCCGTGGATACGCGGCCCGCCTCGATAATCAGCTTTTTGGGCGTGCGGTTTTTGTTGAACGGGCTTGTTTCTGTAAGGATGTAATTGCGGACCGGTTTGGACAGGTTCGTGATAGTCACATCCGCGCCGTTTTTGGTGTCGCTTACCCCTTTCGACCCCTTCGCGGTGATCGCCAGGGGGCTTTCATACCATCGGATTTCGCCGGAAACTTCGACGCCGACCCGCAAAATTCTTTGGTCGATCGCGCTCATGCCGCGTCGTACCATCGGCGCAACGTCGAACCCTGCGGCGTGGGCGGCTGCGCGTTCGAGTAGGAGCTCGCGGCTTTACTCGCTTGTGACGTCGTGGCCGCCGTTGTCTGTTGCGCCCCCCGGTTGACCGTGGACGCCTGCGCGGGATTTTTCACCTGGGCGGGCGCCAGACCGGTTTTCGGCGAAACGAAACTTGCTTCGCGCAGCCGCAACCGGATGGCGATGGCGTCGAACTGATCCGGCGTTTCATCGTGGGGCAGGTCCACAATTACCATATTGGGGTAAGAGCCGGTGCGGGTGCGCACCGTTAGAAGCGTGCCCGATTTAAACGCCGCTTTGATCGCCGCGTAAGTTGCCCGGTAGGCGAATTCCCCAACGCATACCAGCGGCAATTCGATTTCGACGGGCTGAAAAACAATGTGGTCCGCGATCACCGCGCCCGTTTCCAGGGGGTGTTCCATCAAGTCGGCAAACTCGAACACGGACGCCGTCAAGGGGCGCGCGTTCCCGAACACCGGCACGAAACCGCCGGCGGTGATGGCCACGACGTCGACCGCGCGCGTGGGCGTGATCAACCCCCGGGCAAAAGTCGCGGCACCGGTAATGATGTCGGTGATTGCCATTACTTCGCCACCCCATCGTCGAATTGTGAAGCTGTTTCCCGCAGCTTGGATGAAAGCGCGCTGTCCACGGCCGCCGCCACGCCCCGGGCGTCCGTGGCTTGCGTGTTTACGGTCACGCCACCAACGTTGACCGTGTTGCGGACGTCGTTGTTTGTCACGGGCGGGGCGATGCTTTGCACCGTCTGCCCATTGATCGGGGAAGCGGCTGCCGCGCCCAACATGGCCTGCGCGCGCTGCACCTGGGCGGCGGGGCTGTTATCGTTGGCCGGGGGTTGCATGCCCCCGCTAACGTCCCCGCCGCCCCCGCCTTCGTTCGGCGTTTCCTCAACACCACGGATGTAGTCCGCCCACCCCCGGATCCGGCTTGCAACGCCCTTGATCCCATCGGCAACGGCCGAAATCTTCCCGCCTAGGGCGCCCATCGTTCTATCCCAAACAGCCATCACAAATTCAAACGCGCCCGCAAACCCGTTCTTGATCGCGTTGGCCGCGTCGGATACCGCGCCAGCGATCGGCGCGAGCCCATCCGAAATTGCCCGGAACAGGTCGAGCGCCGAAGCTTTGGCCCCGGCGAACCATTCCGACATTTGGGCGAAAGCCGGCGCCAAACCATCGGACAGCCTGGCGCCCAGCGCTGCGAGCAAATCCCCCGTAGCGCTAATCAATTCGCCCACGCCGTCCCATATCGGGGCAAACTGCGCCCAGAATTCGCGCTGATCAGCGATGAACCCGGCAACCGCGCCCGACACGCCCTCCCACGCGTCCAGGATCGCCGCAATTGCCGTTGTGACGACTTGCACCGACGTGTCCCACGCGCTCGAAATCTCGTCGATCGACGTAACGGCAGCGTCTTTCAACCACCCGTAGCTGTCCCCGATCGCGGCAATAAGCGACGCGAACCACTCGTATTTTTCGGCAAGCGCCCCGATCAAAGACGGCTGCCCGTCCATGAACGCAATAACGTCCTCGTACGCCAGCGCGAAGGCCGCGCCCACCGCTGCGATCGCAGCGCCAACCAGCAACAACGGCCAAAGCGCGGCGATGGTGGCCGCGGCCACCTGGACAAGCGCGGGCAAATAAACCCCGGTCAATATTGCCGACAACCCAATGAAAAACCCGGTAACCAACGTGCTGTTTTCAGAAACCCACCGCGCCACCGCCCCGAAAGCGTCAACCAGTTTCGTCACGGTTGGGATGAAAAAATCCAAAATCTTGTTGCCGATGCTCGTCAACGCGTTCTGCGCGCGGCCCAAAGCCTCGTAATATTCGCGAACCTTTCGGGCCTGGTCTTCCGTGACCACGCCCAATTCCTTTTCCGCCGCAATGCGTTGCTCGAGCGCGGCGCGCCCTTTCAACAAAAGGTCGATCGTTGCGGCGTCCTCTATCCCCAGCTTTTTAATGCGGGCCAACGCCTCGGCCCGGCTCACACTCTCGAGATTTCCTGCAAGCTCCAGCATGGCGTCCGACGCGCCCAAAGCTTCGCCCTTGGCGTTTCGGAACGCCAGGCCCCAGGCTTCGAAGTCCTTGCGCGCCGCGCTCTCACTGTCGGCGAAGGCCTCGTTAACCTTTTCGCCCAGCTTGACAAGGCTGTCCACGGCCGCGGCGGTTTCCCCGCCCAGGGCGGTAACAGACCTTTGGAACGCGTCAACGTCGGAAACGCTCGAGTTCAATTTACTTGCGAACTGGTCGAGCTCGCGAACGCCGGCAGCGCGGCCGATCGCGACGTTTAGAAGCGTTCCAAGCGATGCCATGGCCAAAAGCGGTGCGGCAATGCTCTTGGCCATGTTGAGGAACGACGCCCCCACACCATCGGCGGCGCGATCGACTTTTTTCAGACCGTCCTCGGCCTTGTCGCTCGCGTCGTCGACCTTTTCAATGTCCGCGGCGGCTTTGTCCGCATCAGTTTTGAAAAGGATATAGAACGTGTCTAGGATGCTCATTTTTTAGAGGCGTCCTTATGGGCCAGCCATTGATTGAACTGCGACGTTACAATGATTTCCCACATCACGAAAGCGTCTTCGAGACTATAGACGGCCCTCAACTCTTGGAGCGTGGCTTTTCCGTTTGCAACGATGTGGCCAATGAAGGGATCAACGTTTGGGAAATCCACTGCACGGCCTTCTGGCTGAAACTCTCGAAGGAACCGGAGTTCAGCCCGTTGCCGAAAAAACTTATGTTGTACTCCAATTGCGACCACTCGAGCCGCGCCAGCGTTTCCCAGTCCGGCACGTGGTTATCCACAAGCGCGCGCGTCGTGAGGGGCAAATGCGCCCCTTCGGACGTGACGACCGCCGTGAACGCAAGCAGCTTTAACATAACCTCTTCGGACTGTTTGTAATCGCCCAGCTTCGGGACATTTGAAACCGGGTACTTGGTCACGATTTCCCGGCCTTGAATGGCCGGGAACTTCGATATGACGTAAGTTTTTTCTTCGCCGGCCTGGGTCTTGAGCGTGATTTCTTTGGGCTCAATCATGCGTCGCGCGCCTTGATCATCGCATCCGCAACGTCATACGCGGACGCCGCCATCTCATGCAGCGACGCCGACGCGGGGGCCTGGGAAAACACCACCGGCAGCGCGGCCATTGCGAATTCATCCCGGCGGCGCTTGTGCTCGAGAATTTCGCGCACTTCGTCCGCGGTCATTCTTTCGTTTTCGATCGCTGTCGCGTCCATTTGGCCAACTCCTATATAAAAACCGGGCTCGCTTGATTGCGGCCCGGTTTTTATTTAACCGCTAAATGACGAAACCGTCAAGAGCGGGCGAGGTTTTCGAAAGCAAACATGTAGGGTTTGGATTTCATCCGGCCCGACGCGGCCAAAGCTTTGCCCGGGATGCCGTCCGTAATCCGACCCTGCGACCATGTTTGCGTTGTCCCGTCGGGGTAAACCGCGGTCATGGTGATCGTGTCGCGCGCGCCGCGCTTGCCCCGGGCCACGCGGTTGGCTTCGAGCAACACGGACAAATTGCGGTCATCGTCGGATCCGGGGATGACGTTGAGCGTTGTCAAAAGCGGGTTCGCCTTTGACCACACGACCAGATCGCCGTTGACGCCCATGGCCTTGTCCGCGATTTGCTGCTGCGGCACGTCAAGGCTGTCGCCGTCGTCGGCGAATTGGGTAATGGTGATCCCTGCCGGGAAAGTGACGGAAGCCACGATCTGGACGCGGATACCGAAAGCGGAAATGTCTTGCATTGAGGGGTCCCCCGGTTAGATCAGAACGTGCGAGCCTTCAACCTTACGGATCGCATCATCCTTGGCGTAAACCAGGGTGTAAACGATTTTGTATTCCGTCCGGCTGTCTTCCGTTACGTAGTCTTGGATTTCAGCGTCGAGCCAATACCCGGCGTTTTGCACCTGGTACCATGCGAGGTCGTCGCCGGTGATTGAGCCGATAAACAGCTTTTGCGTGATGTTCAACGGCTTTTCGACGCTGATAACGCCGTTGAAAAGCGCGCGGTCGATCGCGTCTTGCAGAACGGCGATAATCTGCCCGCGGCCTTCGGCGTTTGCCGGCACCCGGCCGACCGAGAGAAGCAGCGACAGGATAACGGCGCGGGCCGCGTCCTTGAACCACATTTCATTCGCATAGGTGTTCTGGTCAACGGCTGCCGTCGACCCGCCGCCCATGACGCCGCGCTGATAGAACGAAATCAGCTGTCCGGCGGTTTGGGTCACGCCATAGTAGTTGATCCGCAGCGCGTCGAGTTCCGCGCTTAGGGCGTTCGTGCTGACCTTGGCGTCCAGGGTCATTTGCTGAAACATGTAGTTTTGAACCGCATTCCGGCGCGTGTAGTCGGTGGCGGCCAAAACGATCATGGGCACCATTTCGTCCCATTCCGTGGCGGTGGGCGCATAGGTAAGCGCGGTGCCGGCGATGCCGATCAACGCCGCGCCCAGGGCGGCCCGGTTGGTGTCGTCGCAGCGGATGCAGTACATGAATTCGATATTGCGCGCGGCGTTCCAGTTTGCGGCGGCCAAAATTTCATCCGTGGTAACCGTCGGCATGAGAAGAAACGAACCAAAGTTCGTGCTGGCATCGGCCGATGCCGTGAGCGCGTCGGCAATGGCGGTTACGTCAACGCCTGGCGAAAAGACCGCAGACGGCCCCCACCCGATCGCGGTTGCCACGTCATTGGCGCCGCCCGTGACAGTCACGGCGACGGGGGCCGCTTCGGCGACGGTACCCGTGAAATTGAACGCGCCGGCTGTCGCGTCGTAAACCACGACCGCGGTCGCGAACTGATCGCCGGAAGCCGCACGGATGGCCGTTTGCAGGATGGTGGCGACCGCGGCAAAACTCGCTGCGCCCGAAAAGTCCAAGCCCGTAAGCGATGCGGTGTCCGCGCCCGCCGTGATCGACAGCGTGCCGGTTGAGAACGCCTGCAACGCCGTGAGCGTCGAAGTCAAACGCGTGCCGTAAATGCGGGGTTCGGATGCGGCATTTGCCCAGCGCGCAAACTGCAGTTTCTGCGGCGCCGTGATGTTCTTCGACACGAACGAAAAATAGAACAGGGCGCGCGCATACTCTTCGGACGAAGACCCGAAGTACGACAGCGCGTCCGCCGGTTCCGTGATTTCCACAAGGCCGTCGACGGGCACTTTCGGGTTATCCGTGAAAATGCGGCCGATCAGGTCGCGCTGTCGCACCGCCCCGTTACCGCCGACGCCGGACGTAATATCGACGTATCTCGAGATGCTGATTGTCATTTCCTAGACCCTTCCAAAATCCGGTTCAATCGTGATCGCCGGGGGCGTTGCGTCGCTTGTCAACTCTGGGTAAACGAGCGTCAAATCGAAACTGGGCATAGCCTCATATTGATCGCTTTCGTTTACAAATTTCACGTTTCGGATTTCCGTAACCCGAAGGGGCCGAACGCGCTGCACTGCGAGCGCGGCCAATCCCGCGTCCAGTTGTAAAATATTCGCCGCGGCTTTGCAAATGTCATTCGCCGACGGCAGCGTGAGAAAATCCGCGGCTGTAGGGTCGCGCCGGGCAATAGCCCCAATCTGCAGCGTGTGTTCAATCCATTGGGTGTATTGGTTCGACATGTCGTCCGCGCCCGATCCGGCGCCGGGCTGCAGCACGTTGCGACGCGGCGGCCCATACCGGCGGGTTAGGATGGTTTGCATCAAAACGGACGGCGTGGCCGGGGCGCCCAGTATGAGCGGTTCGCTCAACTGCCCCACCAAAACGCCGGCGTAATCGCCGCCCAGGCCCTCGAACCCGTCAAGCAAAGTCGACCGAACCAACGTGAACAGCGCGTTTTCAAGCATTTGTCACTTCGACACACAAGGCGCCGTCCCAACCGTCTTGCGTAAACCACTTCGTGGTGCTTTCAATCTGGTATGTTTTGCCGCCGTACTCAAGCAAATCCCCCGTAGCGCCCCGGCGAACCTCATTGAAGTTCGCCGAAGCATAGAACACGGCGTAATTTTTCGTCATGTCGAGCCCCAGCGTTTGCATCATATCGGCGGAAACCGGTTGAAAACTGCCGGCGATGTCCACGGGATCCGCCCATGTCGGCACGTTAAAACCCGCAGCGTTTTGGGTTTCCCCCTGAAAGACGCGAAGCCCCACGGTTTGCGCCCCCACAAGCCCCAATGCCATCTGCAGAATGTTTGAACCTGGTATCATGCCGTCTTTTCCACTTTGCCGGTTACGGACTGCAGCATTTGCCCCGTGTCGACAAGGGGCTTGCTCGAGCCTTTGCGTGCCACCGTCGCGGGGGAAAGGGGCGGGCTTGTCACCGCCACGATCTTCTCCGCAACGTTCGCCGCCGCGCCCAGGGCCACAAGCTCGAGAACCGACGCCGGGGGCGGTCCGCCCGTAAGCGAAGCCTTCGCGCCGTCTGCTAGCTGTTCAAGCCACTGTTGCCCGTTATCAGACACGGCCGGGCGCATGAACGGGCGCGCCGGGATCCGGGCCGTTCCAAACTCATGGATAGTGGCGACGTAAGCGACGGGGGTTCCATCCGGGTACGCGGCGGTTTCAAACCACCCCACTTTCCCCTCTAGCCCGTCGAAATCTTTCAGGATCCGCACCACCTGGTTTGTGCCCGGCCCTTCGCGCCGGACGGTCACTAGAACCGCCCCCCGGCTTTGCGGTACCCGCGCCGTTCGGTCGACCCGCCAATATACAGGCCCCCCGCGGATGTGCGGGACAGCAACGCCCACAACTGCAGGCCGTAGGGCGTCGACGCCAACCAGTACCGCCAACCGGACGAAACCGGCGGGGGCGTCATGGAAACCGACACTTTGTCCACGGTGGCGCTTTGCAGCACGCCGACGTTCGGCGTTGCGCCCCCACCCGTGATAATGACGTTTGTCTGCGTGAGGTGCGCAGTCATAAGGTTTAGCGCCAGCTGCAGTTCATCCCCCGCCAAAAGCGGCCCGTCGTACTTGCCCAGATAGACCCCTGCGGCCGTCCATTGCGCATTAAGATACGCGTCGGGGAAAGTCGTGGCATTAGAAAACGCCGGGTAAAGCTGCCGGAATGTGGGGATGTCGAAAACGTGTTCTGCCATCGGGCGTCCTCAAAACGAAACCGCCCGCATGATAGCGGGCGGCGGGGGTGGTGGCAAGCGGGCCGGATCAGGCCTTGCGGCTGTTCTTCGGCGCGGCCGGTGGCTTGCTGGCGGCGTCCGGATCCGTGTTCGTCTTCGGCTTCTGATCGTCCGAAAAGTCCTGCTCGACCAGCGGCGCGGCATCGTCGCGCGTCGTCATGTCTGCGGCGACCTTTTCGGGGTCCGCGGATTTCTTCTCGACCTTGATGAAACCGCCCTTGCGGTGAAGCTGGAACACTTCGTTTTCTTCCAGCAATGTCATTTCTTCGTCGGAAACTCCCGTCATAACGCCAATCGGCGTCCGCATGTACTTGTCCGGGATGTTCGAGCCGCCGGCGATATAAACCTGCGCGAGAACGCGGGGCAAGTCACTGCCGCCCGCGGCCGTGCGCGTGTAAACCTGCGGCGCGGTGAGTGTGGAAAAAACGTAATGGGTGGTTTTCGACATGGGGGTTACCTTTTGGTTTGGAACAAAAACGCCCGCGCAGCATAACCACGCGGGCGTCTTTTGGCAATGACGCGCTGGTCAGATCCCGGAATAACGGACGACGGCCCACGGACGCTTGAGCATAACGCCCGCCGTCGCGTTGGTGAAGTCCTCAAGATACGACTTTGCGCGCTGTTCGACGCCCAGGCTTTTCAGCTTGGCGGGCACGATCTGGTCAAATACCCGGCTGCCGTCGCTCGAACCGTCGTCGACCGTTTCGGCGTGCAGGTAGAACACATTCGCCCCACCGTTCGCGCCGTCGAGTTCGGGGACCGGCACAATCCGCATATTCGGGTAGGTTTTCCGGATCCAGTCATAGACCGAAATTCCGAAATCCGACGTTACGGACAGCATGTCGACCGCGGCCGACGCGACCGACAGCACAAGGTTTGTGCGGGCCGGGTCGATCGTCGAGCCCGAACGGGCACGAAGCGCCGCAGCCGCCACGCGAATGTCCGCGGTGATCTGCAGAAACGTTTTCACGGCCCAGGTCGTGCCGGAACCCGGGTTGGCCACGGTCACGTAAGCCGGCAGGTTGGGGTCATTGAGGTAGCCGAACGTCCGGCCGTCGCCTGACATGAAACCATAAAAACCAATGCGGTTTCGCAGAATTTCAAGCGCAAGCGTTGCCGACAGCCGTTTTTCAGCCGCGGTATTCAGGTTCGGCATGCGCCCGGCGCGGTCCTCTTCAAGCCGGCTTACGGAAAAGCCCTGCTCGAAGCGAACGACCGTACGGCGTTCGTACGACGGGTTCCAGGACGCCAGCGGCACGTTGCCGGTGTCGGTGTACGGAACCGCCGAACCCGTCGGCTCAAGAACCGTCTGGATAACCTCTTCGTCCGACCATTGGCCGCCGACCGACATGCCGACAATCTCGTCAATGACGCGGGCCGCCGTGATGGTGCGGACAAGGCCCGGAAGCCACGTCTGCAGGTACTGGACGGGAACGGCCATGGTGGCCGCGCCGATTGTCGGCTGCAGGACGTTGGCGTCCATGGCGGCCGCCATCTGGTTGATGTGGCGCGTATCGAGAACAATGCCCAGCTGGGCAAGGTCCGGATAATCGCCAACCTGGGCGGCGTCCATGGCGAACGGCCCCTTGAGCATCGTTGATGCCGCGATGTGAGCAATGATTGCGGTGTTTTTCATGTTAGGCGACCGCCTCCTGCGGATCAACGTTGGAATTGAACGCCACGACGGCAAGGCCGGCGGCGGCGCTTTCGTACCGGACGACACGGCCGCCGGGGACGCGGGTGCTGTCCGCCGGGATGTTGTCGAAGCCCGGGGAAGCGGTGATCAGAACACCGGTGGCCGTGGTGTAATAGAGCCAGTCCCCGACACTGCACGCCGCGCCCAGCGCGACGACCATTCCGGCGGTTTCCTGGATCAGTTCAACCATGGTGTCGTTTGGCAACACGATCGAAGATGCGAGCGTGTCGCCGGCGGTTCCGGAAAGCGGGTAGTTTTTCGGCATTGCGAGAATGCCGGCGAAAACCCCGGACTGCCCCGCCTGGACGTCGAGCGGCTGCGGGTCTGCAGCGGTTTCAAACGATGCGGTGGCGTCGTCCTTGATGGAAAACGCCCGGCCCACGACATTGTTTGCGGCGCTGGCGCTGTCCAGCCGGCCGGGCTGCGCGCGCAGCGGGCCGTCGAGAAAAATCTCGCCCGGTACGCCGAAACCGATATTGCGGGCAACGGTTGACTGAAAAGTCATGGTTCAAGCTCCTGTGTATTCGGCGACCGACGCGGAAAGCGCCGAAGTCTTGCCGTCGGTTGCGATCTTGTGCGGCGCGGGGACCGAACGAACCTGCAGCGCCGCGTCAAGCGCGACCGCTTCGGCGCCCTTCGGAACGTCTTTCAGCCCCAGCTTTTCGACGCCGTATTTCACGACCGCGTCAAACGTCATGGCCGCGTGATCGAACGTCCCGACGTGCTGGGCAAGGCGTTCCGCCAGGCTGGTCTTGCGCGCCAGCGTCTTGATCACGGCGGCCTCGTCGAGCACGACCATCCCCGAAACCTTGCTCTTGAGGTCCGCGAGTTCCTTGAAAACGGCGTCCATGGCGGCGTTTTCCCCGCCCTCGTCTTCGTCCTCGTCTTCGGCGGCTGCTGCCGCGGCGGCCTCTTCGGCGTCCTTGGCCGCTTTTTCCTCGGCGGCGGCGGCGGCGGCCTCTTCGGCGTCCTTGGCCGCTTTTTCCTCGTCGGTCATTTCCGACTTTTCGTCGTACTTGTCGGCGGCGGCCGCCTCCAGCGCATCCATCCGGGCCGCGAGTACGGCAAGCATTTCCTTAATTTCGTCCATGGCGGGTTCGAGCTCCTTTGCATCAACCGTGAAAACCATTTGATCCAGGACCGAAACGGACGGCCCCATGCGCCCCTCTTTGACAAGTGCCAAATGATTTCCCCGAAGCTGGCGCTGGACGGCGTCGTACTTTTGCCCGTTCCATTCGCCAGGGGTGAAATCATAAACGCACCGGTACCCGCAGGACAGTTCCTTTTTACCATTTTTGATCTTTTCGGCAAGCGCGCCGCTAAAAATCTTGAGGTTGGCTGTCATGACGCCATCGGTAACTTTGACATTTTCCCCGATTACACCGTCCACGCCCACCTCTTCGGCCGGCGTCGCGCCTTCGCCAAGCATGGTGTGGTCATCAATGATCGGCATAAGCTGGAAGCTTGCCAGCGTGTCCGGGTGCGCCAGTTCCTCGGCCGGGCGGTACACTTGGTAAATGCGGTCTTTGTCCTCGGCGCCGATCTGGGCGCCGGAATACGGAAATATGCCTTCCCGGCTGATTGGGTTGTCCCGAACCAGGAAAAACGAATTTATGTCGTACTCTCGCGCCGTCACTTCGTTGTTTCCTCGGCCTTGAATTCGATAACCGGAACCATGCGGCACCGGCAGTTGATCAGCTGACCAGGCAAACCCCTTTCGCCGGTTCGGTCGTCGATTACGGGCGGTTCGTCTAGCGAATACACGTTACCGTTCAAAACGTTTTTATGCAACGGGCGCGGCTCTTTACCCCCGCCCGAATGCAGCCACTTGAATTTGCGCACGCCCAGGCCTTGCATTCGCGCGCGGTTTATGGCCGTCGTTGCCTTGCTGGTTTGGTCGCGGGCGATCAGCGCGGCGCGGTTTTTCGTGATGTTGTAGCGCTTTTCCAAAAACGGCTGCAGATCCGCCATGCCGCGCCCCGATTGGATCGACCGCATAACCGCGCCTTCGATTTCCAAAAAGTATTCTTCGGGGATGGACTTGATCAGCGCCACGTTTTGGCGGATTGACGCCCTGATCACATCGGCGACGGCGCCGCCCACCACATCCGTTTTCAGCGTAACGCCGCCCGACAGTTCTTTCAAACTGCCCTTGAGCGAAATTGCAGACTGCCGGTCGACGCCCTTTGCAAGCGCTTCGGCAAGACCGCCGGCCAAATCCGAAAACAGCACATTGAACCGTTTGCGCAGCGCCCGCAAAAGCCGATCGGCCATGCTGGCAAAACTGGCGTCCTGGGCAACGCCCGGCGCAGACGGTGCGGTGTAGAGCCTCCGGATTTCCCGGTTGGTTCGTTCGGCCATGATCCGGACGGCTTTTTGGAGCGTCGCGTTAAAACGCGCTTCGGCCGCGTCGGGCGCCGCAAGCGCTTTCCCCTCAAACGTCGCCGACCCGCGCCCTTCGGCCCAGCGCTTACGCGTCGGGGTCAACCGGATCTTGCGCGCCTGGGTCGCCAAGGTCGTCCCCCTCTTCGTCGTCAACGTCGGGCGCCTCGAGTTTTTCAAGGTCCGTGTAATTGGAATTCGGATCCGACCGCAGTCGGTTACGGATGTCCATGGCGTCGATCGCCCCGGTCAACTGCAAAATGTTGTCGGTTTCAGCGTTCAACCGCGAGATTTCCGCGTATTCCTTGGCCGTCGGGCTGTCCACCGGCGCCCAGTCGATTTCAATCCGGGTCGAGCCCGGCGAAAGCCCCATGTCCGGTTCGATTTCCGAACGCATGACAAGGATGTGGTGGCGGTTCACAAACTCGGTCAAGTCGTTTGCCTGGATCGTTTCCAGTTCTTCGTGATAACTTTCCGCCTCGTATTCGCCGGTTGCGTTGAACCCCTTCGGCGTCGTGCCCAGCAATTTGGTTGCCGGGACGCCCGCAGCTGCGGCAACTATCTGATATTGCGTCATGATCACGCTATCCAGATCGCCCAGCGCCGTGTCGAACTGCTGGATGGTGTCGTCCGTGTCGGCAACCTTGATCCCGAAATTGTCCCGGTAGTAAGCCCATTGCTGCATATGCTCAAGAAACTTGCCCTGGTTGGCGTATGCTTCGCCCAGGTCCGTGTTTTGGACGGTGAGCCGTTTCGACTGCGCCAGCTGCGGGCCTTCGTTTGCGGTCCGTTCCGCCGCATAGACGCGTTCAAGAATTCGTTGGGGTACCGAAACGCCGCCGTAATTATACATCGGTTTCAGCACGTCGGGCAGTTCCCCGGTACGGAAAATGCAAAGGTGGGACCGATGATATTTGCGCCCGTTGATCAGCCACCATTCGGGCTCATAAAAATGCATGCTTGACGGGTCGCTGGCAGCCTCGGCCGACAGCAACGGCACGCACCAATACGGGTCCACCTGGACAATGCCTTGATAAGAGCCGGGCGTGATCCCGTCCGGGTTGAACGGGTTTTCATAGTATTCCGGGGTCGCCCCCTTGATCTTGAAAAACGCGACGCGGACGCCGAAAATCCGGCCCATGCGCACAAACTCGCGCATGTTCGCGGGCAGCTTGTGCCGGCGGTCTGCGCGTTTGATTTTTTCTGAAATGTCTGCGGTTTGCTCGTCGGTGAGCGGGGTTTTTTCGCCATAAGCCTGGATGTCGAAACCGTGCCGGATCGCGTCGCGGGCGGGCATCGTGCAAGCTTTGTCGACCAACCAATGCTGCGCGACCGTCGCGCACGTCTGATACCCGATAAAGCGTTGCGACGCGTACCAGCCCACCAATTCGTCGGGCAGCGCGGAAAGCCCCAGCTTGAAACTTACGGCCCCGCCCGATGCCTCGTCCATGGCCACGACCTTAGCCGGCTGCGCCTCGATCGCCTGATTGAAGCTTTGAATGGCCGCCTGGGCGATCGCCGGCGTGGCGCCGTGCGTCAAAAAAGCCCCCCGACGCGCTGGGGCTTCGGGGGTTTTAGTTGGCGGGGCAGACTTGCGCGGAAAAGGCCACATCAAAAACAGATCCTATGATGCGGCCAATATGCCGCGCGCGGGGTCCGGCGTCAACCGTTGCCGAACCGGACCAGCTGGCGACAACGGTTCGGCCCCTGTTCCTTGGCGGCGGCCAGATACGCGTCCGGATCCACGATAAGCCCGGGCACGTCAACGTCCAGCCCTTCAACCGCGGCGTCGATCGCCTGGCGTTCGGCTTTTTCGGCACGGTTACGCGCCGCCGTCAAAACCGGGTGCGTGTCGGCAAATGCTTTCCGTATCTCCGCGACAACCTGCAATCGGGCCTCGGCGGCTTCCCGGGTTTCGAAACGCCCGCGACAATCGGCGGCCCGGGCGTGGGTGTTTTCCCCGTCTTCGGTCGTGCCGTAATACCGGCGGGGTTTCGCCGTGGTCACGCGCATGATTTCGAACCCGCCGGCCCACCACTTCGGTTTGATCGTCCAGAAAAGCGTCGGTTTAGCCCTCGGTCC